TGGCCCTATCCCTGTACGCGCTCTGGAAGCGCGAGCGGAGCAACAAGCTGCAAAACGCGAACCACCTGCGCATCGGCGGCTTTATGTACGATAAAAAAACGCGCTACGAGGGCGTGAACGTGCTGGCTCCGCATCCGCTGACGGAAAACGACATGGCAAGGATCCGCAGCTGGCTGACGGAGGAGCAGATGGCCTTTGCGGATGAAATGGTGCGGTATCTCTCCCAGGACCTGAGCAGACTTGGCAACGAGGTGAGCATGCGGCTGTATGGATACGAAAAATTCAAAGAGCCGTACTATTTCCCCTACAGCACGGACAGCCGCTTCCGGGTGCAGGAGCTGACGCGGGAAGGCGAACAGGTGAAACAGCCCAAGAGCGCGGGCTTCAGCAAATCGGTGATGCAGAACGCGGCGAACCCCATCCAAGTGGGCGATTTCATCAACACCTGGGCCGAGCACGTGAACGATATGGCCATCTATGCGGGCTTCGCGGAAACGGTGGACACCATCAACCGGGTGCTCAACGATCGCATTGCCGGGGAAATCCGGGTGGACGCACAGACGGGCGAGGAATTCGTGACTTCTCCGGAAAGCAACTGGATCGAGATGGAAAGGGCCATCGGCGCGGAGGGCGTGAATTACCTGCGGACGCTGGTAAAGGACGTGTGCGGCGGCGTGCGGGCCGACGACCGGGGGCCGATGGCTAAGGGATTGAGCAGATTTAAAAAGGCCAGCGTGGCCGGGAACCTGAGCGTGGTGGTGCAGCAGCCGACGGCCATCGCCCGGGCGATCAACATGATCAACCCGCGCTATCTGCTCTCCAGCAATCCGGCGAAAATAGGCGACAACGTGCGGGAAATGTACGAGCACAGCGGCGTGGCCAAAATCAAGCGCATGGGCAAATTTGATACGGGCACGGGCAAGGGCGCGGTGGCGTGGATCACGGACGGAGTGGAGGAACCGAGGCTCATGCAGCGGGCCGCGGACATCATCGACGAGGTGACCGGGAAGGGCGCGGAGAAGGCGGACGAGTGGACATGGGGGCTGCTGTGGGGCGCCGTGAAAAAAGAGGTCGACGCGGAAAGAACGGAGCTCAAAAAGGGAACACAGGAATACTGGGACGCGGTGACGGAACGATTCGAGGACATCTGCAACCACACCCAGGTATACGACAGCGTACTGAGCCGCAGCGAGTGGATGCGGAGCCAGAGCACGGCGGACAAGATGGCCACATCGTTTATGAGCGAGCCGACGCTGACGCTGAACATGCTCCAGCAGGCGCTGCTGAACGTGCAAAAGCCGAACGGGAAAAAGATGCTGGCCAGGGCGGCGGCGGCATTTGCATTGAATACCATTATCAACGCGGCGGCGAAATCGCTGGTGACGGCGGCAAGGAAACGAGAAGAGGATAAAACATACCTTGAAAAATACCTGGGCGCGTTTGCCGCCAACCTGAGCGACGATTTGGGATTCCCGGGGATCGCCGGCATGGTGCCTTGGGTGCGGGACGTGGTGAGCATCTTCCAGGGCTACACCGTGGAGCGCAGCGACATGGACGCGGCGGAAATGGTTTACAAAGCATGGAAAACGCTCACCAACGACAACAAGAGCGCCGAGGATAAGCTGCAGGCCGGGCTGGGCGCGGTGGCAAACGTATTCGGGGTGCCGGTAAAAAATCTGTGGCGTGACATCGAAGGCATCATCCGCACGGTGGCGGAGGAGCCGGACAGGCCCAGCAGCCTCACGAACATCAAATACGGCATGCTGGATGAATCGCTGCTCAGCACGGTGGGCATCTGGGACAACAGCAAAAAGGGCTATTATACCCGCATTGCCGGAGCCATGGAGGCAGGGCAGGACGAGCGGGCGGACGAGCTCTGGGGCTATATCACCAGCGCGGGTGGCGCTACTGAAAGCGCAGCGAAAACGGGCGTTAAGAGCGCAATAAAAACGGGCGTTATAGCCGGCGATATAGACGCGGGCCGGGCCGAGCAGGTGCTGGAGGATCGGCTGGGCGTAAAGGAAGGACAGGGCTTTTGGACGGTGCGCGAATGGCAGGGCGGTGACGACTACACGAAATACAGCGACTTCCTCTCTGCCGTCGAGACCGGGAAAAACCTGCGGGACACCATCAAGCTGTACACCGATCACGGCGTGAGCGCGTCCACGCTGAAATCGCAGATCACGGAGAAATACAAACCAATCTACCGCGATATGTACAAAAAGGACAAGAACCAGGCACTGACGCTGAAATCCCATATCGTGAACGCCTTCGAGGCGCTGGGCGACAAACGGGACGACGCCAACAAAAAAGTGCAGAAATGGCTGGAGGATTGAGCCGGGAAGGGCCGCCGCGCGGACGGGCGCGGGGGCTCTTTTTTTCGCTGCATATGCGATATGATAGGAGCAGGGGAGGCGGTGGCATGGCATACCTGAGCGGGATACAGAGCAAGGGGGAAGTCAAGGACATTAAACAGGTGATGAGCTGCCTGTACCAGCTGGAGGAGCAGGTGCGCTACGCCTTGCAGAACCTGGACGGGGACAACATCCGCCCGGGGGCCATCGGGGAAACGCAATTGAACGGCACGGTGTCGGAACGGCTTGCGGCCATGGAGAGCAACTGGAAGGAAACCCAGGCCGCGGTATCGCGGATGAACGGCACATTGACCCGGCTGAACGCAGCGCTTTCCCGGCTCGCCACGGCGGCGGCGCAGATATTGGCCGGGAGCCTGCCATTTGATATCTACGTGGGGGCGGACGCGCCGGAGGGAACACAGGTCCTGTGGATCATACCGGGGGAAGCGGACGAGAACGGGCGGCAGCCCTGCACGGTGAAATACATACCCGAGCCGGAAGAAGAAGAGGAAGAGGAAGAAGAGCCCGGCGAGTGAAAAAGGGAGGGAAAAACGGTGATCACGATACGGTTCGCGGGGCGCAAGCCCGTGCCGCTGGCCAGCGAGATCGGCATGGAGACCGACCAGGAAGCGGAGAAGCTTCGCTTCCTTCTGCCCCAGGTGGCGGACAATCAGAGCGCTTTCCTGATGCTGATCCTGCCGGACGGATCGGCGGACGCCTTGCAGCTGAGCGAGGGTATGGCGACGCTGCCGGCCAGGGCCACCAGCCAGCCGGGGCGCATCCGGGCCTGGGTGGAGATACAGGGCGCGGGCGGCGTGGCATGGAACAGCGGGCTGCTGTACCTGGACGTGGGCGACGTGCCGCCCATTTCCGAGGAGATAGAGCAGCAGTACCCCACGGCCATCCAGGAGGCGCTGGCCGCGGCGGTGCAGGTGGAAACATACCTGCGGCGGGTGAAGAAAATAGCCAGCCAGCTGGGGCAGGCCATGCTGGCCAGCGTGGTGGACGATACGCTGGTATTCACGGCGCTCAACTACGACCCCGAAGAAGAGGAAGAGCTGGACCCGGACGACGAGGACGCGCTGATCACCGTGGGCCAGTGGGAGGCCATGGAGGACGCGGTGGAGGCCGCCCAGGCCGCGGCGGACGCGGCGGACGCGCGGGCGGAAACGAAAAGCGCCATAGTGACCATCGCCTCCACGGACTGGACGGGCACGGAAACGCCCTATACGGCGGTGAAGAGCTGCACGGCGGCCACGGCGACCAACCACATTATCGCCGGCCTTTCCGGCACGGCCACCAGCGCGCAGCACAGCGCGGCGGCGGAAGCGCGCATCCTGTGCACGGCGCAGGCCGCCGGCTCCCTTACCTTTAAGGCTTTCGGCGCAAAGCCGGACGTGGATATACCGGTGAGCATACTGGGGGTGAACCCATGATCATCAATCATTTTCCAAGCGGCAGCGTAAGGCTTACGAACTTTACCTATTCCGGCGCGGCGCAGATCGTGGGCGACGACGCGGACAGCGTGGAGATCCGGCTGCTGACCAGCGGCACGCTGACGCTGAGCGCGGCCATCCGGGCAGACCTCTTCCTGGCGGGCGGCGGCGGCGGCGGCGGCAAGGCGGGCTGCTACGCCCCGGCCCCGAACCAATCCACGGCCGCGTTCCCCTTCCGCATGTGGGCCGGGGGCGGCGGCGGCGGGGGCTATTGCCTGAATGAAAGCGGCCGGTTCCTGCCCGCGGGCGAATACGGCGTGACCATCGGCGCGGGCGGAGCGGGCGGCACCAGCTCCAGCAACGCGGGCGGCGACGGCGGGGAGACCGTGTTCACCGACGGGGAGAGCCTGAGCCTCACGGCGGCCGGCGGCAAGGGCTGCGCGGGGCAGGAGATCACCGTGCTGGCCGATACGGCGGCCACCATTTCCGCCAAGGGCGGCGCGGGCGGCAGCGGCGGAGGCGGCGGCTTCGCCATGCATTTGGGCCCCAGCGCGAACATGGTCTATTACCGCCGGGGCGACGGCGGCCAGGACGGCGCGGACGGCGACGGCAGCTTCTTAGGCGCGGGCGCGGGAACAAGCACAAAGCCCTTTGGAGACAGCACCCGGGCGGCCCTTTGCGCGGGCGGAGACGGCGGCGCGGACGGCGCCGGCTCAAGCGGCGCGGCAGGCGCGGCCAACACGGGCGCGGGCGGAAACGGCGGCGGCTGCGGGGTGAGCGGCAGCAATACAGCCATCAACAGCGCATACGGCGCGAGCTACGGCGACGGCGGCGCGGGCGGCAGCGGGATCGTGATCCTGCGGATACATAAGGAGGCGGCGGCATGAGCGATATCAAGAAGGCACAGGTGCAGGGGGTGAAATATCCCTTCTGCGACGCGGAGGCGAGGGGGGATATAGCGGAGCTGCAGGCGGCGGCGGCGGAAAGCCGCGACACCGCCGCTTCCGGCATCGACCTGGACATCATCGACAACGCCGGGAACGTGCTGGCCCGTTTTTCTGGTGGGCATATCAAAACCAAGAATTTCGATTCCGGAGATATCGCCGGGATCGCTTCCGACCTGGACGCGGCGGAGGAAGCCATAGGCGGGCTGGACGGCCGGGTGGAAGCCCTGGAAACCGCGGCGGAGACCGCGGAAAGCGCATTGTCTGGAATTGATAACGACATAACCAGTCTGGAGAGTTCGGTTTCATTATTTCAAGCGAACACAGCGGAAATCATTCACTCAGGATCAACCGGCGCAGACCTTGATATTACAGACAGCGAAGGGTATGTGCTGGCCCGGTTCAAGGGCGGGCATGTGGAAACCAAAAATTTCAACAGCCGTGATCAGCAACAGGTACAGCCTACAAATGCTTCCGGTATTGACCTTGATATCGCTGATTCCGGCGGAAACGTTCTGGCCCGGTTCGAGGACGGGCACTTCTGCACAAAGAATTTCGACAGTGATGATATGTCGCAAAGAGTCAAGGCATTGGAAGACAGCTCCGGTTCTGGTTATGTGGTCCCCACGTATTGGATGAATCATCTTACGGCGAAGGAAGCGGCCATCAATGATTTGAACGTAACGCTGACCAGCGGAGAATCATTCATCTTCTTTACCGACTACCACCAGAACACAAACAATGGGAAATCAAGCGCGCTGATGCGGCACATTGTAGATCATACCAGCATCCGGGATGTGATCTATGGCGGAGATACCACGGACGGCGGACTGTTGCCGAACACGGCTGCATCGCTGGCGGTGCTGCGAAAGTTTGCGAATGAATTCCGTGAGCTGAAAATCAAGCCCACGCGCGGAAACCATGACTGCGAACCGTCCGCCTATCAAACTTTTAACCAGATATCTGATGCGGCATGGTATGATCTGATGCTTCGGCCCATCGAGAAAGAGATCGTTTCGGACAACAAGCCCTATTTCTACTTCGACAATGAAAATCAGAAGATCAGGCACATCATCATGGACAGCGGCGGCATGAACGATATGCTGACATCGGCGCAGCTTACATGGATGAAAGGGCTGCTGACGGAACTTTCTTCCGAATGGACGGTATTCATCTATCAGCACATGGTGGTGGAAAAGACAAACGGCGAACAAACGGTTCACTTGATCACCCGTGGTACGGAAACCTTGAACGCCATTGGCGATGTGTACGAGCAACTCAACTGCACCATCGGGGCGATTATCGCCGGGCATTGCCATGTGGATGCTGTGCTTGAAACGGATTACAATTTCAAGGTCATCACCACTACATGCGATGCCGGCGGCGCTAATAGCGCGCTTGACTGGAACGTACCGACAAGAACGGAGGGCACGACGGAAGGACAGGCTTTTGATGTGTATTCTATCGACACGACAGCGAAAACCATCTACATCACCAGGATCGGCGCGGGCTCTGACCGCACTGTAACATATTGAACATAAGGAGGAATATTTGATATGTCAAAGGCTCTTGTAATCAAAAATGCGGACTTCTCCACGAATGCGCTGACTACGGTAACGCTGCAGCAGAACGTTCCCTGCACTGGGATCTCTCTTAGAGAAACGACAAAGGCGATCACTTCTTTGACCGCGTTTTCTCTTACGCCTACAAAATCGCCTGTGAATACCACTGATTCCGTGGTGTGGAGCAGCAGCGACACTTCCGTTGCAACCGTATCCGATGGCGCTGTGACCCCTCTGAAAGCCGGTACGGCCACCATAACCGCCTCCTGCGGTTCCTATTCCGCCACCTGCGTGGTGACCGTGCGCGTGTTCCTGACCGTGCCGATGACTTACGGCTATTATTTCAGCACCAAAACCTCCGGAAGCGGCGACGGAGCCGAGGTAAACGAGGCGACTTCAGCCACCACTTACGGCGGATCGCTGAAGACCAGTGGGACGGGGAAATACGCATACGAGTCAAGCGGCCTGACAGGCGGCGTGCATGCGTACCCCATTATGATCCCGACAGGCGCAACGGCCCTCGAGGTGACGCTGCCAAATCAGGGGATCAAAGCGAGCTTCAACTGGTGCAAATCGGACACGGCTTCCGGGCTGGGAGCAAACTACGTTTCGCAGGTGAGCGCGGACGCCGCCAACCCGTGGGCCGGCACCCTGACCGCAGGCGACAGGACGGTGAGCATTCCCAGCGGCGCGGACTGCTTCTTCCTGAGCGTATATATGAGCGGCACCACGATCACGCAGGAGCTGCTTAACCAGATAACCGTGGAGGCGCTGTACACCGAGGCGGATTAATAATCTGAAATGGTTATTGCTCTCTGTATTCACCTGACAGGGAAAGGGGGAGCGGCATGGTACCGCTGAACACGTTTCTTGACAAGGCGCAGGCACTGGCCGAAACCGTGCGGGAATACAAATGGGGCGCGGACGGCACGGACGGAGAATGCGACTGCATCGGGCTGATCATCGGGGCGCTGCGGCTGGCGGGCTTCCGCTGGCCCGGCACCCACGGCACCAACTGGGCGGCCAGGAACGCCATGAGCCCGCCGGGGCTTTGCTGCATCGACCCATCCGCCGCCGATGGCGGCACCTCCCCTGATAGGGGAGGCATTTTCCGGGGCGAGATCGTATTCAAAACCCGGGAGCCGGGGGACAGGAATTACAGCCTGCCCGACGCCTACAAAAACAGCCCGGACAAACGGGACTATTACCACGTGGGCATCGTGATGCAGGTTTCCCCGCTGGTGATACTGCACTGCACCGACACGCCCGGCGGCATCCGCAGGGACAGCAAGATCGGCAGCTGGCGCTTCGGCGGGCGGCTCAAATACATCGACTATAACGAAGGGAGCGGAAACGGCATGGAGGAAACATACTGGGCCGTGGTGACGGCGGATAACGGATACCCCGTGAAGCTGAGGAAGGAGCCCAGCAGGCAGGCCGGAGTGCTGGCCCGCGTGCCGGTGGGCAGCCGGGTGCTGGTGGTGGATAACCCGGCGGTGGGCTGGGACCTGGTGGATTGGGACGGCCAGAGCGGCTATATGATGGTGGACTTTCTGGAGCCCGTGGACGATACGGAGCAGGAAGGGGACACGGTGGAAATGCCGCGGGATTACGTGGAGCGGGCCGTGAAACTGTTGGAAGAGACCGCGGCGATGCTGCGGGAGTCGCTGGGAGAGGGGGCATTGGGATGAACAAAGGGGAAAAGGCTTTTATATACTGCTTGGCGGTGCTCATCGGGCTGATGGTGGCTTTGCTGCTGCTGGCGGTGAGCAATTACGGGAGCGCGGTGGCCGAGGCGATCCCGAGCCCGACGGCAACTGATATGCTGCGAATTGGCGGCGACATGCGCAAATCCGGGGCGCCGATGGACCTGGATATACTGGATTGGGCCAGGGTGGACGTGGACACGCGCGGGGACAAAGATACGCTGTGGGCGGAAATCGCGCTGTCAGTGCACCCGCCCGGCGCGCTGCACGTGCTGCTGTATGATGGATACCATATCGCGCGGGCAGAGATCGAGCGAACGGGGGAATACAGCATCCGCGCAGGATTCGCGCGCGAGGAGCTGCTGCGCATGGATAGCACGGTGGGACTGTATCTGGTGATAATGTGCGAGAGGGGGGAAACGCAATGAAAAAAATTATTGAGGCGTTGGCGGCTGCAGGCGGGGCGCTGATGGCGTTTTTCACGGGCCTGCCGGCCATCATCTGGGTGCTGCTGGCCGTGATGAGCCTGGACTATATCACGGGCCTGATCTGCGGACTGATGGGCCGCTCCAGCAAAACCGAAACCGGGGGCTTGAGCAGCAGCGCGGCTTTCCAGGGGCTTTTGAAAAAAGCTTTGATTCTGGTGGTGGTGGGCCTGGCAGCGCTGGTAGATCGGGCCATAGCGGTATCAAGCGGCATCGAAATGGTGGCAGTTACGGGCGCGTGCTGCCTGTGGTTCGTGGCCAGCGAAGGGCTAAGCGTGATCGAAAACGCGGCGAAAATGGGCGTGCCTATCCCTCAGGTGCTGATGCGGGCGCTGGAGATCATGCGAAGGCAGGGGCAGGCGGAAGAAGGGGAGAACAAATAAAAAACGCATGCCAAAAGGGGAGCAGACGCCCCGATCATCTTGTTCGACAACTGATAAGCCGCCCCCGAAAGGGGCGGTATTTTTGACGGAACCATTAGCATTTTCATTAGCATTTTCGTTAGCAAAACGGGTGCTTACCGATGCCTACGAACGCACTAATAAGGGGGATAAAAAGAGAGCAAAAAGGCCGATTTTCCTTAGATATGACAACAAGAACCGCCATTTCTGGCGGTTCTTGTAAGAGTGGAGGTGAGGGGAATCGAACCACTATCCTACACGCTAAACTGATTGATTTATCACTATTCAGCGGTTTTTGTTAGCAATTTGTTAGCAATTTGTTCTTCAAAAAGCGCGTTGATTTTGGCGTCGGCTTCGAGGCGGGGGCGGTCAAAAACGTGGGTGTAAACCTGGTTCATGGTGTGCGGTGTTTTCCAGCCGCCGCGCTGCTGGGCGATTTCTTTCTGCACACCCAGCATGGCCATAATGGACGCCGCCATGTGGCGAAGCTGGTGGAAGGTCATGTGGCGCAGACCGTGGGCTTCCAGAAGCTTATCAAAGCGGCGCTCGATCTGGCGCACCGTAAGCGGAACCAGTATATCACCTTCCACCTTATTTATCAAGTCCACGATATAGGGCGGGATATTGAAAGCGCGGGGGCGTTCTTCCTCCTTGCCGCCTTCCTCGCGCACGTCCTTGTAGATGCCTTTTTTCGGAGCGGCGTCCCCCAGCTTTTCCCGGCGTTCTTTTTCCGCGGCGTGGTCCCGGACATGGACCACGGTTTCCACCACATAAAGCTGATCTCCCACAACGGACTGGGACTTTGTAAGGCCGCGGATTTCGGACATGGACAGGGTGAGCCAACAGGCCAGGAGGCAGGGAAGTTCTATTTCAGATCCCACGATAGCCTGGATAACCTGCTCGGGATCGGGGAGACGCACCAGCTTTTTCTTTACTTCCGGGGCGGTGACTTCGCCGTCCAGCTCCACATTGTTTTCGTTGAGTACGCCGAGGACAAACATCAAGGCGTTTTGAATGGTTTTGGGGGAGAGAGGTTTCCCGCGGCGGCCTACGCGCTGGCATTCCTTCTGGACGGCCAGGGACAGGCGGCGGGCTGTAATATCGGACAGCTTCAGGCCCATAATGGACTGCAAATAGTTTTTGCGGATTTTGTAATAACCGTCTATGGCGCTGGGCTTCAGCACGCCTTCCCGCTCGGCGATATACTGGTCGCAGGCAGCGCCCAGGGTGATGGAATGGGGCATTTTGCGGGCGGTAAGGATGCCGGATTTGTAGGCCATGGCTTTGGCGCGGCAGCGATCCTCCGTGGGCTCGGTGATGGAGATGGATTTGCCATCCAGGCGGAGCTGGCAGAACCAGGAGCCGGAGGGAAGGCGGCGAATGGCGGGGAGTTTCACGGGATCAGCTCCTTGGAAGATAATTAACCGACGCGGATGGGATGATCATTTCGGGCCGGGAGCGGCGCACACAGGAGAGGAGCGCTTCGCTGGCGGAAAAGGCCAGAATGGCCAGGACGAGAATCCACAGGATCACGAGGAATATTTTTGCATGTGATGGTTTCATGGCATTAAGCGGAGGCTAATCCGCTGCATAAGCGAGGCCTTCCGAATAGCCGAAGGCACAGCCGGCTTCCCAGATTTCGTCGTACACGCCGGTGGATTTAATCCAGGTTTCCACGGTCTCCATTGCGGCGTCGTAACCGTGCATAAAGCCCTGCTGATAGACGTAAGAAAAATCGTCGTCGTACATCTCCAGCGCTTCCTGGGCGTAGCTGGAGGGGTTTTTATATGTGTTTTCCTTTTTCCTGTTTTCGGAATTATACCATGCAGCGGCCAGCACGATAACGACCAAAATAATAAACCCAATCGGGAACTCGTCTTTTTTCATGGCTATACCTCCTATTCTTCATAACCATCCATAAACGTTCCCAAGTCAACGATAGGCGATGTATCCTTTTTCTTGGATGCGCGATTGAATCGGATGTATTCCTCGATACCGCGGGCGAACTGATCCCGCACGCGGCGGCGAGATCGGGGGCGCCGGTGCGGTATCCAGGCGGCGCGAAACCGGAGATGGAGCGGCGTGGCGCTTCGGGCAAAATGGATTGATGCAGCACGGCAACCGCAGGCCCGGGGCGGCCCTGGGCATCCAGGGCGGAATACCGGATGCAGGCGGGCGGAGAGGCAATGAAAATGCCCAAGGAAACGAGCGCCGCGATCAAGCGAAGATAAAAAGACGGCATAGCATCAGCCTTTCATCGCTATCAATTGCCTGTCAACATACCAAATACAAAAACGGCTACAGACAATAGGATAATCACGAAAATCTTTTCTTTATCGACATATTTATACTTGATGATATCAGGGAGGCAGCCAATGATAACAAATATGACGAAACAAATAGCAGAGACAAGAAAAGCTTCATGGAAACGATTGGGAGAAAGGACCCTGGCAAAATATTCACTCATTTTCATCACCTCTATGCCATAGAAAGGATTCGCGTACGATTGCTGGCAATGAAAACGACCCTTCGGACGGTATCAGCGGAACGGATAATAAACAATATTCCCTGCCATTCTCAGGCGGGGCTTTCTTTTTGCGTGGACGCGGGATGATCCAGGAGCATTTTCAAGGCGTCCTCCCTGGCCCGGAAATCCGCGGCGCGGTAGGCGGTGAGCAGCTGGAGCTCATCAGTCGCAAGGATGGAACCATCCGAATGATCGCGTGAAACGGGATAATCCGAATACTCTATCAGCTCCGTGGGATCCAGAGACAGGATGGCGGCGAGATGGGCAATCTTATCACGCCGCATATTCTTGATAATGCCCTGTTCCCACTTCCGAACAGTGGATTTTCCTACACCTACAGCGGCTCCAACATCCTCCAGGGTCATGCCAAGCGCCTTCCTGCGGGACTTGATTTTATCGCCGATATTCATTAAACAGCACCTCCGAAACTGATTATAAATGGAATGTGTCTTATTTGCAACTATTTTATCTTCCAAAAAAAGAAATTTTCAAAAACAGGTTGACAGGCAGGGGTGATGGTGGTATTTTAGAAGTGTCTTTTAGGACACCATACGAAAGGAGAGGTAACATGAATGCGAATGCACTACGCGCGCGCATGGCGCTTCTGGGGATCAGCGTGAAACAGCTATGCGTAACAACCGGTATCGGCCTGACGGCATTCTACCGGAAAATCGCAGGGAACTCTGAATTCACGCAGGGAGAGATCAGCGCTATTTCAAAGGCGCTTGAGCTGGACCGCAACATGATGTGTGATATTTTTTTTACCGACAAAGTAGCTTAAAAGACACTATATGCAGATAGGGAGTGTAGGAGCATGAAAAAACGTAAAACCGGGACGACGCTGTGGGAGCCAAGCCACGTGATCAGCCAGGCGGCGAGCACGGCGGCCAACGGGCTGGCCGTGCGGCTGGGGAAGGTGAGCCCGGACAACTACGTGGCACTCTACGATCTTCTCTACGATGGACTGAGCGAGAGCGCGCCGGAGGAGATCAGGCAGGCAGGGCCCGAGCGGATAGCGGCCTATAAACGGGCGATCATCCGCCGGGGGCTGGAGGGCATCGCGGCAGCGCGGCGGCTCTTCTGGCGGCTGGAGGATGAGGGCGCGTTCCGCATTGAGTGAGGAGGCGGAGAACATGCCGAGGCTGAAGCTGCCCGAGCGGGCGCAGCAAATCTATGAGGAGCTGGTGGAAAGCGCCGGCGGGGCGAGGATGCTGGCGCTGCGGAACATCGCCCAGTACTGGGGGCGCGACGACCGGAGCGCCCGGAAATGGGTGCAGGGCATGGGGCTGGCGGCGTATGAGCTCAACGGGATCAAACGCTACAGCGCCCGGGACGTGGCCATGGCCATATACAACTGCGAGGTATAAGGAGGGAGAACCGTGGAATTGATGATCGGGCTGCTGATCGGGATGGGTATTCTCATCCTGTGCGCGGAGGACGAGACGCTGGAGGAGCTGGCGGAAAGGAGGGCCATCCGGGAGGGGGCTGTGCCAGATGAGGAGCGATTCAGCCTTGTGCCCATGCCGGGGGATGAAGAGCTTAAGAGCCTGGGCATCGTATGGAGCAATGGGAAGTTTTATCGGGCGCTGCGCGGGAAGGCCGGGCTGCTGTACATCGATCAGGGGCTGCTCAAACCGGGAGAAAACAAGGAGGGCGACTTTGCGTTTTACCTCCGCATGAAAAAGGATTTCACTCCCATGGTGGCCTGCTACGGCGATATGATGGTGAGCGCCATCGTAATGCCGATGAAAGGCACGGGCATTATGGAAGACCTGCGGATGATCGCCGAGACGCCGCTGCACGTGTTCTGGCGAGAGGAGGATGGGGAGAATGGAGCGTGAGCGCAGTACAGCGGGCACCATAACCCTGTGCGCGCAGCTGCTCCACGAAGGCCTGGACAAGCTGGAGCAGCGGGCGAGGGAGGAGCTGGGCCGCGCCGTGACGGCGGACGAGCAGATCAAGGCATTTTGAAAATATGCCCGGCCGCTGCTGGAGATATCGGAAACGCTGGAGCGGGCGGGGATGATGAACGAGAAATATGGAGGCGGGACCGATGAGCAAACAGGATGAAGCCATGGACAGGATCCGGGACGAAATGGCCAAGGATGCCAGCGCCGGCGTGGCGGCGCTGGGCGAATGGCTGACCAAGCGCCTGCGGCGGGAGCCGGGGATCGCGGACAGAGTGCTGGACAAAGGCAAGAGCCTGGCCGGCGCATTTCGCGCCGTGGAAGCCTTCGCACGGAAAAACCAGAAAAACGGCTTTTGCTGTGTGAGCGATGAAAAAGCCTATGAGCTGGCAGGCGAATACTACGGATTTACAGCGGACGCGCAAGCGCCTGCGGAAGAGGAACCGGCGGCGGCGGGGCTCGACCTGGACGCGCTGCTGGACAGCATGCTGGGGTAAAGCGCCGGACGGATGCCGGACATGAGCGTAAGACGGAGGAACAACATGCAGGTGATGACGATAGCCGAGGCCTTCGCACACGCGGGCAGCCTGGGCATGAACGAGACAGAGGAGCGGGCGCGGGCGACGATGCCGGGGCGCATGTTTTACCATCGCGAGAAAAAGCAGCGGCTGGGATATTGCACCAAATGCCACAGCGAAAACATCAGGCTGAGCGCTACGCCCGCATTTGCAGCGCATGACACATACGTGGATCCGGAGGAGTTCGACGGCTACGATCTGAGAGAGCATCCGGAGGCCGCGGAGGGGCTGCTGGGGCCTGATGTAAGATGGCGCACCAACGGACTGCTGGACGGGCAGACCAGGCACGGGCATTGGGGATGGTGCCCGTGCTGCGGGGCGCTGGTGCAGTACAGGGCATGGGGCAGGGGACGAAGCACGGTGTATGATAGGGCCTTCCTGATCCGCTACAAACGGAGCGAAGTGGAGCCCGGGGCGCTGGTGATGCTGGGATGGCAGATATACGAGGAGTGGGCGAACTGGGACGAATACAACGAGCCGGAGCCGCAGTTCGACCTGACGCTGGAAGAGATATGCGTGTTCAGGCCGGGCAAAGGCGGCGAGCGCTTCGTGCGGGAGGACCGGTATTTCGCGGACTACAACGCAAACACACAGATGGCGGAAAACGTACGATGGGAGCGCCAATGGGTGAGACGGCAGAAGTGCGTGGGCGGCTATGATCCGAGCAGAGGGCCGTTCGGACGCGGCGGATCATACTTCTTCCTCGATATGGACAGCATGGACGCGGCCCTGGCCAAGCACCCGTTCGCCAGGGCCGCAGCGGCGATCCGGGAGGTGGAGGACGAATACGGGAACAACTGCCTGGACATGATCCGGCAATTCAATTTTGTTTTCCGCTATCCCGCGTGCGAGTACCTGTGCAAGCTGGGGATGGAAGGGCTGCTGAAAAAGCAGTTCGAGAGGCCTGCCGATGATCTGCTCAACATGCGGGGCAGGACGGCGGAAAAGGTGCTCCGGATCGAAGGGGACACATGGGGCTGGATCAAGGGCCACAAAGAGCTGTGCACGCCGCGCTTCCTGAAGATTTGGAGATTTCTGCGGAGGAAGGGCGTGCGCATTGGCTGCGGCATCGCGGCGGAGCTGGCGCGGCGGGAGGAGCCGGGGACGATCCGGAAGATCATAGATGCGCTTCCGGCAGGCAAGGAGGCGGCGGCCATCCGCTATCTGGCCGGGAGGCACGCGGGAGGTATCGACTACTTTGATTATCTCAGCCAGATGGAGGAGCTGGGCATGGACAAGCGCGATCGGAGCCTGCTCTTCCCACGGGACTTTGAGCGCATGCACCGGGAACTGAGCCTGCGGATCAAGACGGAGGCGGACAGGCAGACGGACGAAAAGATCGCGCGGCGGCAGGCGGAGCTTTCCGATTATTGGTTTTCCGCCTACGGGCTGACGCTGCGGCCCATGCTGAGCGCCGGGGAGATCATACGGGAAGGGACGGCGCTGCGGCACTGCGTGGGCGGGTATGTAAAAGCCTACGCGGAGGGGCGGACGATCCTGCTGGCCCTTCGGCGCGAGGAAGCACCGGCCGTGCCGTGGCGCACGGTGGAATTTGCCATGGACGGGCACAAAGTACAGGATCGCGGATACAGCAACGATCGGGGCGGAATACCGGACGGGCTTAGTGAGCAGCTGAATAGATTCTGGGCGCTGTTCGAGGCACAAAGGGCAGAGCGGAAAGGCAAGAGCAAAAACAGGAAAGGGCGGAATGCGGCATGAGCGAAATCATCAGAACGCCGGCGATGATCGCCGGAGAGATCAACGCCATCAAGGAGCAGGTGCGGAGCACCGCCTTTATGGCCAGCGTGGAGATCGGGCGCAGGCTCCGGGAGGCCAAGGCCATGGTGCCCGAGGGCGAATGGACGGAATGGCTGGAGGGCGCGGTGGACTATTCCATCCGCACGGCGCAAAACCTGATGGCGCTGGCATCCGAGTACGAAAGCGGCAACGCGGGGGCGCTCACGCAGCTCAATTACACCAAGGCGGTGATGATGCTGGCGGTGCCGCGCTACGAGCGGGAGGATTTTCTGAGCACACACGATGTGGATGCCATGAGCACCAGGGAGCTCAAGAACGCGATTTGCGATTTGCAGGACAGGCTGGCCGGGCAGCAGCTGGAGATGGGCGAAATGGTGGCTCAGACGGAGCGCGCGGAGGCCGAGCGGCTGCGGGCTGATAACGAAAAGCTGCGCGGAGAGATCAGGAACCTGGAGCGCACGCGGAGCGAATGGAAAAAGCAGGATGATCTGCTCAGGGAGAAGCTGAGCACGGCCATGGCCGGGAACACCAAGGAGCTGAACGCAGCCAAGAAGGCGGCGGACGAGCAGCGCAAGGCGCATGAGGCGGAGGTGGCCGCGCTCCGGGAGGAGCTGGAGCAGGCGAAGCAGGCCGCAGCGAAAAAGAACGCGGAGCCGCCGGAAGAAATGCTCCGGGAGCTGGAGGCGCTCAGGAAGCGGCAGAACATGAGCCAGCAGGAACTTACAGCCAGGGCTTGCTGGGAGCTGTGCGTGAGCAGCCACGGGCACCTGATGGCGGCGCTCGGGAAGCTTCGGGAAGCAGACGCAGAAAAGGGGAACAAATTCGCACAGGCCTTTGCCGCAGGCCTTAACAGCATGGCGCGGCAGCTGCGGGGAGAGGGGGACGCCGATGCGAAGGGGTGAAAAATTTGGTTCGGATCTTCCCGAGCTGGTGCCGCTGGAAATGCTGGGGTACACCTGGGGCCACGGCTGGGAAGAGCGGCACATGATCGGGGACGAAGAGGAGCCGGAGGGTTTTGTGCTTAAGGAGTGCGTGTGGATCAGCGGGCACATCATGCTGGAGGACGGCCGCACCGCGGACACGGGGAGCGCCTGGTGGCAGGAAAACTACGGCAGGGAATACGGGGCGCGCATCTGGACGGGGACGCGGCGGCCCACGGAGGAAATGAGGAGGGCGGCGCCATGGGCGAAGGGAAAAGCGAGCTCGTGAGGCTGAGGGAGATACGGGAGAGCGCTGAGTTTGATCTTTTATACCTGCGCAAATACGCGGGGGAGAGCCCGGCCATCGACGCGAACCTCAGGCACAAGGCGGAAGATCTCAAAAAACTAAATGAGCAGATCAGCCTGCTGGAGGCCCAGGAGGCGGAGGAGGCAGCGCGGCAGGGCGTACAGGAGAGGATGTGGTAAGGTGGGAAACAAAAGGCAGTTCTTTGCCTTCCCGCGGGTGCGGATGGAAATGGAGCGGGCGCGGATCACGATGGAGGAGCTGAGCGAGCGCATATATGTACCAAGCGCCACGCTCAGGCGAGTGCTGATCGGGCGGAGGGAGATATACCTATGGGAGGCGCTGGCCATCCGGGAGGCGCTGGGGGCGCAGGATATCCCGCTGGAGGTGCTGTTCGAGAGCAGCGAGAGGAGTGAGCGGCAATGCCGGCGGCCATGATCGCGCTGTGCGCCGCCTGCTGTGCGGCGGGGTACGCGCTGGGGATGCTGCACATGCGGCGGAATTATCTGGATATCATCAGGCGGGAAAAGCGGCAGCACAGCCGCCTGATGCGGCACGCCGAGAGGATGGCGGAAGGGCAGCGCCGGGCGGGATTCGCCGCCGGGTACTGCATGGGCCGGGACGCCGGCAGATAAGGAGGAGGAAATGGGCATGGGGAACCTGAACGAACGCAACGCCAAATGCCCGTTTATGGTATCGCACGATAGAATCAGCATCGTGTGCGAAAGCCCCATGCCCGTGGATTTACAGTGCACCAGCCGCCTGCAATTCCGGCGCGGCGAGGATAAAAAACGGCAATACAAGCTCTACTGCTGCGAGAATTACGAATACTGCGAGCAATACAACTGCGTGATGGATTGGAGGTATGGCGATGCTGCCGAACGGACAGTATTGGCTGCAACGAAAGGAAAAGCCGAACCTGGTGCAAAGGGTGCGGTTCGTGGAGCGCTACACACTGGGAAACGATGTGATGATCGTGCTGGAGAGCATGGAAGGCACGGCGCAATGGATCATCACCCTGGCAAGGAGCGAGTTTAACGTGAGCTGGCGCACGTGGAGGAAGTTTCCCGAGCGCCGGGACATGGAGCGGAAATGGAAGGAGGCGCAGGAATGAAGCCGGAGGAAGTGCCGCGGTATAGCCTATCTGAAATAGTCCACGCGAGCGGCGTGGTAAGGCAGACGATGGAAAGCCGGCGCAAGCGGCTGGGGATCAATCCGGTAAACGGATATTACAGCATGAACCAGGCGAAGGAGCTCATTAAAAGGCGCCGCGTGCGGGCGAAGAAGTGCCGGAAGGCATTAGAGGAAGAGCTGCGGCGGAAGCTGAAAAACGACGGATGTATATAATGGAGGCACGATGAACACGAAGCAGGCGGACGGCGACATGGCGGAGCTGCTGCGGCTGATCAACGAGGAGCGGCAGCGGCAGGGGATTACATTCCAGGAGCTCAGCCGCCGCACGGGGATCGCCAGGGCGACGATGATAAGATGGTTTTCCCATGAGCGCGGGCCGCAGCTGGCCACGCTGCTGCTGATGATGCGGGAGCTGGGGATCACGCTCCGCTTAGATGGCGGGGGCTCTACAGAATGATAATCTTTCCATTATAATCTCAGGGCGGACGATGTTCCGCCCTCTTATCGGCTCAAATTCATTTTCCAATTATATACAGCTCGGGGAAAGCTTTCTCGGGCTTGTATGAGGCATTAACAAATGGCGCATTCCACCGGCAAAGGGGGGAGCGCCGGGCGGCGGCGGCCCCGGGGGTGACGCCATCAGGGGGCCGCGCCCCCTATGGCCATAGGGCATGGACCGGAGCAGGGGGAGGAGAACATGCTGGGATACATACCGGATGAAGAGGAGTACCGGAGCGAGGAGCCGAGGCACGGGCAGAAGGGCGTGCTGCTGATGCGCACCCGGACGATCAGGGCGGGGGAATACCTGGAGGCGGAGATTTATCCCGTGATCGATCAGGAGCACGCGCCCAGGGAGAGGCGGAAAAAAAGCACCGAGCAGATGCGGGCGGCCAACATCAGGCGGGCCAGGAAAACGCTGGAGAGGATATTAAACGCCAACTTCGGGCCGGGGGATCTGATCGCCCACTTCACCTGCGAGGAAGAGATGACGGAGGACGAGTTCACGGCCGTGCGGCGGTCGTTTATGGATAGATTGCGGAGGGCATACAAGAGGGCAGGGCAGCGGCTGAAATACGCGTACGTTACGGAGATCACCGGGAGCGGGGACCGGAGGCGCTACCACGTGCACATGGTGCTGGGAGGCGGGCCGCTTTCCAGGGATGAGGTCGAGGGCCTGTGGCGGGCAGGGCTGGCCCGGGCGGACAGGGTGAAGATGCAGGAGCACGGGCTGGCCGGAATCGCTTACTACATCACGCAGCACAAGAGCGCCCAGGAGCGAATGATGGCCCACAAATGGGCGGCCAGCCGGGGATTGATCAACCCGGAAAAGAGCCGGAGGCTGTGCACGGTGAGCGATCACAAATTTTCCCGGGCGGCGGCGGCCAGGCTGGACAAAGCGGTGCGGGAGGACGCGGAACGGGTATTCGCCAAACGGTATCCGGGCTATCAGCTGATCGACTGGAGAGTGAGCTACAGCGATTTCCTGCCGGGGGTATACGTGCGGGCCTTTATGCGGCGGCTGAATTGATGCCGCGGCGGGGCCCGCGGGCGCAGGCGCGGGCGTTTTATTGTCGGCTTATTTCAGGGGCCGGCTTTTTGGGCAACAAAAAACCCGCTCATTTCTGAGCAGGCTGCTTTCGCCAGGGCCGCGGGGGCTCTTTTTTTCGCGGGATTTGTGGCACAATGAAAACAAGGGAGGGAGGAAAATGGAGGACAGGCGCGCGGAGGCGGAAGCGCGGTATGTGGCCGGCGACATGACGCTGAGCGCGCTGGCCCAGGAGACGGGAGTGCCGCTCAACTCTCTCAAACGCTGGTGCAAATCCGGCGGATGGGTGCGGAAACGGGAGAAAGCGCACGCCCGGGCCGTGCGGCGGGCGGTGACCAGCGGCGTGGGCAGGCGCGCGAAATCGCTTGCGCGGCTGATCAGCGCCAGCGACGAGATGGACGAGGCGCTGCTGCGGGCGGCCAGGCTGTTTTCCCAGGCTATGCGATCGGATGAGCCGATAGATATAAAAGCGCTGACGGACGGGGATAGCCGGGCGCGAAACCTGCTCAGCGTGGCCCGGGGCATCGAGAGCATGGCCAAGGCCAGGGCGCAGCTGGACGGCATCGCGCAGGAGCGGGAAAAGGCGGACAACAACGGCCTCGTGATCCGGCTGGAGGCCGACGAGCTGGAGGAGGCGAGCGAATAATGCGCGAGCTGATCATGCCAAGGCCCAGCCCGCGGCAGTGGGAATTATTCAGGGCGAAGGAAAAGTACGTGATTTTCGGCGGGGCCCGGGGCGGAGGGAAAAGCTGGGCCGTGCGGTGGAAAGCGGTGCTGATGTCTCTTAAATACCCGGGGCTGCGGATCATGATCATGCGGCGGAGCTATCCCGAATTGCTGGAAAACCACATCAAGCCCCTGCGCTCGCTGCTCAACGGCATCGCCGCCTACAACGGCACGGAGCATGAGTTCCGTTTCGGGAACGGGAGCACCATCAAATTCATGTACTGCGAAAAGGACGGCGACCTGCAGCGCATCCAGGGCCACGAATACGACGTGATCGCCATAGACGAGGCCACGCAGATGACGGAATACCAGATCCGCACCATCATGGCATGCCTTCGCGGAACCAACAGCTTTCCCAAGCGCATGTACATGACCTGCAACCCGGGCGGGCCGGGGCATCAGTACATAAAGCGGCTCAAAGAGCGGCGCTTCCGGGAGCCGGAAAAGCCGGAGGAATACGTCTTCATCCAGAGCCTGGTGACGGACAACCGGGCGCTGATGCGGGAGCAGCCCGACTACATCGAGCAATTGAAGGCCCAGCCGCCCAGGCAGCGGGAGGCATGGCTTTACGGCAACTGGGACGTGTACGAGGGGCAGTTCTTCGAGGAGTTCCGGGACGATCCGGAGCACTACCTGGACAAGAAATACACCCACGTGATCGAGCCCTTCGAGCCGCCGGCGGGCTGGAAGATCTACCGCTCCTTCGACTGGGGATACGCGAAGCCCTTCTCCTGCGCCTGGTGGGCGGTGGACTACGACGGGGTGTTCTACCGCATCCTGGAGCTGTACGGCTGCCGGAAGGATCACGGGGAGCCGCTGCCCAACGAGGGCGTTAAGTGGACGGACGAAAAGGTTTTTGCCGAGATCGCGAAGACGGAGCGGGAGCACCCGTGGCTGAAAGGCAAGAAAATACAGGGCGTGGCCGACCCCAGCATCTGGGCGGGGGCGGAAAACGGGGTGAGCCAGTACGACGTGGCGGCGCGGCACCGGGTTTTCTTCGAGAAAGGGAACAACGACCGGATACCGGGCTGGATGCAGTGCCATTACCGGCTTGCCTTCGATGAGAACGGATACCCGATGATGTACGTGTTCAAGACGTGCAGGGCGTTCATCCGCACGATCCCGCTTTTGTGCTTCGACGAAAACAGGCCGGAGGACCTGGACACCAAGCAGGAGGACCACGCGGCGGACGAATGGCGCTACTTCTGCATGACGGACCCCATCAAGCCCAGGATGCACCACGAGGCGGCGCCGCCTCTCAACGACCCGCTGAACCAGTGGGCCAGAAAAAAACACTGATGGAAGGGAGCGCGAACCATGAGCGAAATGAACGGAGGGGCCGTCACCCGGCGCATGACCAGGGACAGGCTGGTGAAGGCCTCCGAGACGCTGCAGAAATACAAAGCGGGGAAGGCGCAGCTGGAAAAGCGCCTGGTGGAGGATGAAAAATGGTGGCGCGGGCACGCCTGGGACACCATGCTGGAGCAGGGGAACGAGAAGAATCCCAAGCGGCCCACGAAATGGCTGGTAAACGTGATCATGGGCAAGCACGCGGACATGATGGACGCATACCCGGAGCCCGTGATCCTGCCCCGCGAGCAGAGCGACGAGCAGCAGGCCAAAATTTTAACTGAAATACTGCCCGTGATCCTGGAGCAGAACAATTTCCGCCAGGTGTACAGCCGGCAGGCGTGGGAGAAAAACAAGCACGGAACGGGAGCCTATGCGGTATACTGGGACGCGAGCAAGCTGAACGGCATTGGGGACGTGAGCATCTGCGGCATCGACCTGATCAACCTGTTCTGGGAGCCGGGGGTGGAGGACATCCAGAAGAGCCGCAACGTGTTTTTGGTTTCCGGGCAGGATATCGAAAGCCTGCGGGAGCGGTATCCGCAGCTGGCCGACAAGAATCTGCAATTGGATTTTGCTTTATCCCAGTACCAGGCTGAGGACAGGGGCGGGCGCAGCAGCAAGGCGCTGGTGGTGGACTGGTATTACAAGGCATGGCAAGGCGGCCGGGAAATCCTGCATTACTGCAAATACTGCGGGCAGGAAGTGCTGTACGCCAGCGAGGACGACCCGAAGCTGGAGGGCCGGGGCTGGTATGACGACGGAGCCTTTCCCTTCGTGCTGGATACGCTGTTCCCGCAGAAGGAGAGCCCGGCGGGATGGGGCTATATCGACCTGGGCAAAGACACCCAGGAGGAGATCGACCTGCTTGATCACGCGGTGTGCATCAACGCCCGGGCCGGGGCCATTCCGCGGTATTTCCGGCGCAACGATTCCGCCATCAACCTGGAGCAATTCCTGGATTTCACGCAGCCCGTGATCGAGGTGGAGGGCGGCCTGGGCGAGGGCGACATGGTGCCGGTGCAGCATTACCCGCTGGAGGGCATCTACGTGCAGCACCTGAACAACAAGATCGAGGAGCTGAAACAGACCTGCGGAAACCAGGACGTAACCAACGGAATCACAAGCGGCGTGACGGCGGCCAGCGGCATCGCGGCCCAGATGGAGGCGGCGGGCCGCACCAGCAGGGACAGCAACGCGGGAACCTATGAGGCGTACGCCAAATTGCTGGGCATGGTGATCGAGCGCATCAGGCAGTTTTACGACGTGCCGCGGACATTCCGCATCATCGGCGACCAGGCGGCGCAGGAGTTCGTGAGCTACGACAACAGCGGCATCGTGATGCAGCCCAACCCGGGAATGGAGGGGATGGAAATGGGCTGGAGGATGCCCGTGTTCGATATCGAGGTAGCGGCCCAGAAAGAGAACGCCTACAGCAAAATGGCCCAGAACGAGCTGGCGCTGCAATTGCTGGGGGCGGGGGTATTCAATCCGCAGCTTGCGGATCAGAGCCGGATGCTGCTCGGCATGATGGATTTTAAGGGCAAGGAAGAACTCACCCAGCAGATCGAACAGATGGGCGGCATGATGCAGCAGCTGGCCATGTGGCAGCAGATGGCGCTGGAGCTGGCCCAGCGGTACGAGCCGGAGACCGCGGAAGCCATGGCCGCGGGGATCATGGGCGAAGCCGGAGGCGGAGGAGGGACTGCAGCACCAACGGCGCCGAACATCCCGCAGGGCGAAGCGGGCACGGCCAACGCATCGCACATGATCAGGGCCAGGGAGGAGGCCAGGAACGTGAGCCAGCCGAACTAATGGGCAATAAGAGAGCACCCGTGCGCGGGGGCTCTTTTTTTCGGGTGGGCTTTGCTATAATCGTTACATGGGATTCGCCATCCTGCCAGCGGGGCATGCGGGCAAACAGGCAGATGGGAGCGGCCACCGTACGGCCAGAGGTGCATACATGATCAAAGCCAATCTACAATTGTTTGCGGCGGGGGAAATGGCAGCGGCCGCGCCGGCGGGGAGCGCTACCGGCCAGGACAGCGGACAGAGCAGCCAGCCAACGCAGCAGACGGGCAGCGAGCGGCCCACGTTCCAGCAGCTGATCGAGGGCGAATACAAGCAGGAATACGAGGCCGCCGTGGGCCAGCGGGTGCAAAAGAGCATCCAGGAACGTTTCCGCAACCAGCGGGACGCCCAGGCGGAGCTGCGAGAGGCAGCGCCGATCCTGCAGGAGCTGGGCACGCGCTTCGGGCTCCAGGGCAACGATTACCGCGGCATCTACACCAAATTGACGGACGATCTGAGCCAATACCAAAAGGAGGCCGACGAGCAGGGCACCACGCCGGAGATCATCCGCAAGATGCACCGGCTGGAGGCAGACGCCAGACGAGCGCAGGAGGCGGAGCGCGCCAGCGTGCAGGGCATGCAGATCCGGCAGCACGCCATGCGCATCGCCAAACAGGCTGAGGAGCTGCAGCAGCAGTTTCCGGGATTCGACTTAAACGCGGAGCTCGCCAATCCGCGGTTCGTGAGGATGACGTCGCCCGGGGTGGGGCTGAGCGTGAAGGACGCATTCTGGGCCATCCACGGCGCAGAATTGCAGAAAAACAGCATGCTGTACGCCGCGCAGCAAGCCGGGCAGCGGATCGCCGCAAGCGTGCAGGCCGGGGCCAGCAGGCCCGCGGAGAACGGCATGCAGCGCAGCCAGGGCCCCGTGCAGGTGGGCGTGGACATCCAGCACATGAGCAAGGCCGAGCGCGCCAAATACCGGGAGCGCATCAAGAACGGCGAAACCATCAACTTCTACGACAAAGTATAATGCCTCCGCGATCCGCGGGGGCGGAAATGGAGGATAAACCATGAAAGACTTTTTGGAAATTCTGAACCGCCAGCAGCTGATGGCTGACAGCGGCGGCCAGGGCGGCTATCCCGTAGCCAATACGGGCAATTATACCAATGCTTACACCGGGGACGCGACGGCCTTTGACGACGCCAACACCATGGCCCCGCAGATCAAGCAGTGGTACAACACCGAGGCGCTGGAGAACGCACGCAGCAATCACATGTTCGCGCAGTTCGCCAAGAACATCCCGCTGCCCGAGAACCACGGCCTGACCGTGGAAATGCGCAAGGCCAACACCTTCGGCGACGTGCCCAGGCTGACTGAAGGCGTGATCCCGGACGGGCAGAAGTTCGGCTACAGCGCCGTCACGGCCACCGTGTACGAGTACGGCGCATATACGCCCCTGGGCAGGCGGCTGCAGCGGCACGCCATCGATCCCGTGGCCCAGGACGCCGCGGAGGAAATGGGCGCCGCCGGCGGCAACACCCAGGACAAGATCGCCCGGGACGTGTGCCTGAGCGGCAGCAACGTGCTGTACTGCGAGGACAGCAGCAACAACGCCAAATCCAGCCGCGCCGCGCTGGACGCCACCTGCAAGCTCACCCCCGTGATGGTGAACCGCGCCGTCACCTGGCTCAAGAAGCACAAGGCCCCCAAGATCAACGGCAAGTACATCGCCATCATTCACCCCAGCGTGGCCTACGACCTGCGGCAGAGCTCCGACTGGATCGACGCCCACAAGTACGCCAGCCCGGAGGAAATCTACAACGGCGAAATCGGCGAGCTGCACGGCGTGCGCTTTATTGAGAGCGACAACGCCAAGGTGTACCGTGGGGCCGACCTGGCCAGCAACAGCCGCACCCTGAAAGTGAACGCGCCGGCCGCGGGCGCTACCCCTGCGGGCATCAGCGCCGCCACCAGCGTGCCCTTTGACGGCGGCACTGTGGCGGCCAGCGCGCTGGTGAACCGCTATGTGATCATCAACGGCACCAAAGTCAAGATCACCGCCAACACGGACAGCGCCCTGACCGTGGACGCGGCCGTGACCGCTGCGGACAATGCGGACATCTATCCCGGCGAAGGCGGGGCGGGCGGCATTGCCGTATACGGCTGCGTGTTCCTGGGCAAGGACGCTTTCGGCATGATCGACGTGGCCGGCGGCAGCATGGAAATGATCGTGAAGACCCCCGAGCAGGCCGGCGGACCGCTGAACCAGTTCGGAACGGTGGGCGTCTACTTCGAGACCGGCGGCGGCGTGCTCTACGAAGAGCGCCTGCTGCGCGTGGAGTGCGGCAGCTATTACAGCTCCGTGGACGAAGATGCCTAAAAACCAATTAAAAAACCAATTAACGGAGAGGGGCCCGGGGCCTCTCTCCGCACATCGTTAGGAGGGAACAACCTATGGCCAAGAATACCGATACCGCGAAAGAGCCCGAGACCGGGATGGAATACGATCCGTGGAAGGATATGCGCAAAGTATACATCCCCAAGCGCAGCCGCACCGAGCAGGACACCATGGAGGTAGGCGTGAACGACCGGACCTTCTTTGTGCCCAAGGATCAGTTTGTGGAAGTGCCGGCCCCCGTGTGGGAAGTGGTGGAGGAAATGCTGGCGCGGCAGAAAGAAATGGAGAGCAACGCCAAGCAATCGAGCGGCATGCGCGAGGTGAGCATCAGCCATATCTGAGGGGGTGGGAGCCGTGACCATCGATCAGGTGATCGCCCAGGTGGACGAACTGAAGCCCAACCAGGTGACGCGGGCGGACAAGATCAAATGGCTGAGCAGGCTGGACCGGCGCATTTTCGAGCAGGTGATCAGCCGGCACGAAAAGGAGGAAGGCGCGCCGGACGCCTTTCCGGGCTACGGGCAGGACACGCCGCCGGACACGGAGCTGCTGGCCCCGCCGCCCTATGACGAGGTATACCGGTTTTACCTGGAAATGCACATCGACCTGGTGAACCAGGAATTGGACAAGTACAACAACAGCGCGGCGCTGTACGCTTCCGCCTGGGGACAGCTTGCCCGGGCCTGGCACCGGGAGCACCGGCCCCTTGATACCAAAGGGGCGGCCATGAGATTTTAACGGGGACGGCGGGAGGCGGCGGCGCTTCCCGCCGTCCAAACGGCAGGAACGGAGGGCGCGATGCTTTATCCCACTTTGAGAGAGATACCCACGCAGCGGGTATGGACGGAGCAGTTTTCCGGGCTGGACAGGCGGGCGCGGGTGTATGACGGGGCTTTTGACGCCATGGGCAATATGACCGGGGAGCCGTGGCCGCTGCTGAGCAGCCGGAAAAAGCGGGGCCTGGTTAAGGAATTGGACGACCCCCGGGGCCTGTGCACCCTGGGCCGGCCCGCCTGGGTGGACGGGGACACGCTGTACTTTGACGGCGAGGCCACGCCCGTGACGGGGCTCGGCGCGGGGGAAAAGCGCCTGGTGACCATGGGCGCTTATATCCTGATCTTCCCGGACAAGGTGTACTACAACACGGTGAAGCCGGAGGACCGGGGCGGGATCGAGCGCGAATGGAGCAGCCGGGGGAACGTGACCTTCACCATCTGCGCCCTGGACGGCATGGAATATCCCACGGGCGACATGACGGTGGGCCCGGAAGCGCCGCAGGCGCCACAGGAGGGGGACTACTGGCTGGACACCAGCGGCGACGTGCATGCCCTGTACCGCTATTTCGAGGGCTGGGAGGGCATCGCGACCGTTTATGTGAAGATCAGCGCGCCGGGCATTGGGCAGGATATTAAAGCCCAGGACAGCGTGACCGTGTCGGGCGTAAGGTATGGCGGCGAGAACGAGAGCCTGCGCGGCCAGCTGGAGGCGCTGAACAGCACCCACGTGGTGCAGGCGGCGGGGGACGACTATATCGTGGTGATCGGGCTGCTGGATCAGCAGTACGTGCAGCGCACCGGCGCCGTGCGGGCGGACCGGAAGATCCCCGAGCTGGATTTTGTGATCGAGTGCAACAACCGGCTCTGGGGCTGCCGCTACGGGGAGCAGGACGGGGAAACGGTGAACCGCATCTACGCCTGCGCCCTGGGCGATTTCCGGAGCTGGGGCCGGTTCCAGGGCGACGCCATGGACAGCTTTTACGTGGACGTGGGCACCGAGGGGCCCTTCACCGGGGCCTGCGTGCACAGGGGCAACCCGGTCTTTTTTAAGAGCGGCTGCATGCATCAGATATACGGCGACAAGCCCGGCAATTTCCAAAGCCAGATGACCATATGCGAAGGCGTGAAGGAAGGCTGCGGGGGCACTCTTACGCCGGACAACGGGGCGCTGTACTACGTGAGCGCCGGCGGCGTGCAGAAGCTGGAGAGCCTGCCGGAAAACGTGGGCAAGGCGCTGGGGGAAATACAATTGATCAGCGGCACGGCGGGCGCGGCCGGCGGGAAATATTACCTGAGCGCCAAGGAGAAGAACGGGGCCTGGAGCCTGTACGTGATGGACATGGAGCGCGGCACCTGGCACCGGCAGGACGCAAGCCGCGCAATCGCTTTCGCGGAGCTGGACGGGGAAATGTACATGCTGCGCAGCGACGGCACGCTGTGGGCCCTGAACGGCACGGAGGGCGACGAGGAGCCCGGGGACGTGACCTGGTACGCGGAGACCGCGCCCATGGGCTACGAGCAGCCGGAGCATAAATACCTGAGCCGCTTTACCCTGCGCATGCGGCTGGGAGCGGACGCCGTATGCCGCATCCTGGCCCAGTACGACGGGGAGGACATGTGGCGGGAAAAGGGCACGGTGAGCGGCAACGGGAAGGTTAGCGTGTTCACGGTGCCCATCGTGCCCAGGCGCTGCGACACCATGCGGCTTAGATTGGAGGGGCACGGAGATTTCCGGCTCTACGGCATCGCGCGGGAGCTGGGCGGGGGAAGCTGAGAAGCCCGCATCTGAATAACGGGGGTGGAAAAATTGGCGACACAGGAAGAGCTGAAAAAAGCGGCGCTGAATGAAAAAGCGCGGTACCAGAACCAGAACCAGAACGCGGGCGCGCAGACCGGGCAGAGCGGCGGCAGCGTATCGCTGCAGAAAACCAGCCAGCAGGCGGCTTCTCCTTCCGCGGCGGCGGACTGGAGCAGCCAGAGCGGCATCGCGGGGCTGAGCGATATGACCCGGCAGGGGCTGACCCAATACGGCCGGGCCTACACGCCCAGCCAGACGGTGAACAGCGCCAGGGAGTACCTGCAGGGCGTGATGAGCGGCAGCCCGGGCTCCTACGGCAGCAAATACAGCGGGCAGATCGAAAAGCTGTACAACGAGATCATGAACCGGCCCAAGTTCCAGTACGACGTGAACAAGGACCCGCTTTATTTCCAGTACAAGAACCAGTACACGGCGGCGGGGCAGAAGGCCATGCGGGACGCCATGGGCACGGCGGCGGGCCTGAGCGGCGGCTACGGCAGCAGCTGGGGCAATATGGCGGCCAGCCAGGCTTATCAGGCTTACATGCAGCAGCTGGCCGACAAAGTGCCGGAGCTGGAGCAGCGGGCCTATGGGCGATACCAGGACGAAGGCGAGGAAATGCGCCGAAACATGGACATGAACACCAGCCTGGACCAGATGGATTATGGCCGGTACCGGGACACGGTGGCGGACTGGCAGGCGGACCGCGCCTTCGCGGCCAGCCTCTACGGCCAGGAAAGGACCTGGGACCAGAGCGACTGGCAGGCCGCGCAGAACTATTACACCACGATGGCGGGGCTGGAGAACAATTCGTATCTGAACAGGCTGGAACTGGCTTACAAGTACGACGAAGCGGGCAGGAATAACGATATAGAGTGGGCCAAGCTGGCAGAAGATGCGAGGCAGGCGAACCAGGCCAATGAATACAACTACGCGAACCTGGGAGAAACATCACGATATCACGACCAATCGAATGATTATAATTATGCACAGCTTGCGGAGGATCAGCGGCAGGCTGACCTGCAGGCAGCGTACTGGCAGGACCAGCTTGCGGAGAACGCCCGGCAGTACAACCAGAGCTTCGAAGAAGAGCAGCGGCAGTACGACCAGACCAGCGCGCTCAATTACGCGAAGCTGTCGGAAGACCAGCGGCAGGCTGACCTGCAGGCAGCGTACTGGCAGGATCAGCTTGCGGAGAACGCACGGCAAGCGAACCAGGCGAACGAGCTCGACTACGCAAAGCTTTCGGAGGATCAGCGGCAGGCTGACCTGCAGGCAGCGTACTGGCAGGATCAGCTTGCGGAGAACGCCCGGCAGTACAACCAGAGCTTCGAAGAAGAGCAGCGGCAGTATGACGCGACCAGCGCGCTCAATTACGCGAAGCTGTCGGAAGACCAGCGGCAGGCTGACCTGCAGGCAGCGTACTGGCAGGATCAGCTTGCGGAGAACGCCCGGCAGTACAACCAGAGCTTCGAAGAAGAGCAGCGGCAGTATGACGCGACCAGCGCGCTCAATTACGCGAAGCTGTCGGAAGACCAGCGGCAGGCAGACCTGCAGGCAGCGTACTGGCAGGACCAGCTTGCGGAGAACGCCCGGCAGGCGAACCAGGCGAACGAGCTCGACTACGCAAAGCTTTCGGAGGATCAGCGGCAGGCTGACCTGCAGGCAGCGTACTGGCAGGATCAGCTTGCGGAGAACGCCCGGCAGTACAACCAGAGCTTCGAAGAAGAGCAGCGGCAGTATGACGCGACCAGCGCGCTCAATTACGAGAAGCTGTCGGAAGACCAGCGGCAGGCCGACCTGCAGGCAGCGTACTGGCAGGACCAGCTTGCGGAGAACGCCCGGCAGTACAACCAGAGCTTCGAAGAAGAGCAGCGGCAGTATGACGCCAACATGGACTATAAATACTACGGCACGGGGCTGGACGAAGCATACCGCCGGGACACCATGGCGCAGAACCAGAGCCAGTGGGAGGCGGAGCACCAGCTCAACCGGGACAAATACGACTTCGGCGTGCGGCAGTACGAGGACGAGCTGGCCGCGCTGGAAGCGGCAAAGGCCGGCAGCGGCGGCGGCTGGGGCGGAAGCGGCAGCGAAAGCAGCAAGGAAAAAACGGAGGGAACGGCAGCCGGGAAGAGCGGGGAGGATATGGTGCTCCTGCCCCTGAACCCGGGCTATACCATCGACCAGGGCCAGGGCCCGCGGGCCGAATACCTGACCATGCAGCGCAGCGAGGCGGAGGAGCTGCTGGATAAACTGGAGAAAACATACAGCGCGGAGCAGCAGCGGACGCAGCAGAAGAAAGACCCGCTCTCCCTGCAAGGCATGCAGGACCTGGAGAGCAAGCTTCGGGCGAGCCAGAACAAAAAGAAGGCGCAAACGAAAACCGGGACCGCCAGGACGTATGAGGACGATCTGCAGAGCATCCTGGCAGAGTTCGGGTCATAAGGGGAGGAACGAGCATGAAATTATCGGGAAAAACGCTGCTGACGCAGATGATCAACGAGGACGAGGAAAAGAGAGAGAAAGAGGGCCGGGGGGCCCTCTCTTTGAATACCAAAACGGCGCAGGACGTGAAAACCTACCGGGAAAACCCGTATAAAAGCGACGCGCTGAACGAATATTACCAGCAGACCCTGCGCTTGCTGGAGGACACGAAGAGCAAAAACAAATACAGCACCGGCGCTGACACGTACCGGGACGCCATGGAGCTCACCAACAAATACGCCCAGACCGTGCGGGAGAGCTATGCACTCAACAAGGGGACGGCGAGCAAAAATTATATTGAGATCGCGAAGCTGAGCAACATGGACGCGGTGCAGGATATGCTGTACAAATACAAATACGACGGCATGGACGCGAACCACCTGCGGGACGAAATGAACCGACTTGGCATGAAAACCAAGGGCCAGAGCTACGGGCTGGACGCGGTGACGCAGGCGAAGAACAAGGGATGGAGCAGCCTGGCTCCGGCGCAGCGCGAGGCGCTGACGGAGCTGTTTTACAGCGACGAAAACCTGGGGCTTGATATGTACGCCTGGCGGGAAATGGATGACAATCAGGCGCGGATGGCCCTGGGCAGCCTGACCGACGAACAGCTGGCCGCCATCGGGCAGATCGGCCAGGGCATGGGCTCGGGCAAGACGGGCTATTTTGCCGACAACGACGCGAGCCGGGAGCAAAAATACGTGCTGGACAGGTGGCACAGCACGCTGGAGGGCGCGCGGGACTGGGCGGAGGCAGCGCAGGACACGGAGGACGAAGAGGCGGCGAAGAAAAACCTGTGGCTGATGGAGCGGAAAGCCTGGTACGACGAGATTCCGACCAGCGCCAATTTTGAGCGGGACAGCGCGCCGCAGGCGGACTTTTCCTCCGGCCGGCGGGACATCGACGTGAAATACCGGGTGATCAACGGCGTGGGAGGAGCCGAGATCGACCAGGAGGCAGAGCCCTACGCGCTGCTGAAGCTTATGAATGATAGGGAGCGCGCGACATGGAACACGCTGGCCAATTCGGGGAAATACGCGGACGCGGACGATTACCTGAATTATCTGGAATACGATCTGAGCCAGCGGGCCAACACCAACGCGGCCATGGCCATGCAGGAGCTGGCTTCCAGTGGCATCGGCGGCGAGATCGCGGCCAGCGCGCTGAGCATTCCCGCATCCCTGGCCCGGGGCGTGGGCTTTTTGGACGCGCTGGGGCAGCGCGCGCGAAACCTGACGGGGGAATACAGGCCCATCAATTACGAGCGGGGCGCGCTTCCCGCCGTGATGGCGGACACGGCCCGGGAAACGGTGCAGCAGCAGCACGATTGGGACGTGAACGTGTTCGGCCGGGACGTGGACGCATTTGATTTTATTTACGGCACGGCCATGAGCGGCGCGGACAGCGCGGCGGCCGCGCTGACGGGCGGCTGGGCAGGCGCTGCCGTGCTGGGCACAGGCGCGGCGCAGGACGCCATGCAGGACGCGGTGGAGAAGGGCGCAAGCGACGGGCAGGCGCTGATGATGGGCACGGTGGCCGGGGCGTTCGAGACGCTGTTCGAGCACTGGAGCATTTCAAAACTCTACGACGAGGCGAAGCATCTGGGCACGGGCAAATTTAAGGACGCTATTAAAAATGTATTCGCCCAGGCCGGAATCAATTTTTCAGAAGAATTCAACACCGAGCTTGCCAACGTGATCGCCGAGGACGCCATTCTGGGCGAAAAGAGCGAGGCACGGCAGAACCTGGCTAAATACCAGCGCCTGGGCATGAGCGAGGAGGACGCCAAAAAGCAGGTAGCCAAGGACGTGGCCTTCCGGGTGGGCGAGGCCGGCATGGGCGGCGCGCTGATGGGCGCGGGCTTCGGCGCGATCTCCAACGTGAGCAGCAACGCCATCGGCAAACGGTATGAGGAGAGCCTGGGGAGCTCCATTTCTCCCGCGGTAAAAACCAGCCTGAAAGGGCTTGCGGAGAGCCTGGGCGGGGACGCGGCGAAAATCGCCCAGGAGTACGATCCGGCGCGGGCCGTGAACCGGGACACGGGGAAACTTTTCCGGGCCATTGCGGAGCAGCTGCCGGCGGGGCTCAAGGACCGGGCCAGCGCGGCCATGGAAATGGATTTGCGCAAAGGGCTGGGCGAGGAGGCTGCCGGCGCGGTGATGGCCGCGGTGAAGGGCGAAGAGCTGAGCCCGGCGCAGACGCAGGCGCTGGCCGGAAGCAAACAGGCCATGGATACGCTGTATGAGCTGATGGGCGTGGACCGGCAGCGCATCCAGCAGATGGATCAGAAGCCCGAGCGGAAAAACGCGCAGGTGAAGAGCGCGGCGGAAGAAAGCGGAACGATCAGGCAGCGGGAGAGCAGGGAGGCGACGGCTGCGCCCGAAGCAACCAACACGGAGCTGGAGGGGCTGAAAAAGCTGCCTGCTCTCTTCGGAGAAGCTACGGAGGAAGCGGAGCAGCCGGCCCGGCGGGCCGACGTGACCGCCGTGATGGACGACGAAGGGCTGCGGAAAACCGCGGCAGAAGCTGCCTATTCCGGGCAAAAAACGGAGCAGAACGGGCAAAAAACGGAGCAGGCAGCGCCGAGGAAGCGCGCGCCTGTGGTGGCTGTGATGGACGACGCGGAGGGCGGGCTGCTGGCCATCCGAAGCGACGGCACCAGGGAGGCCGCGGAGGACGCGGGGCTATCGCAGGAGCAATTGGAAATCGCCAGGGGCGTGGCCGCTCTCCCCGTGGAGGTGCAAAGGAAAATTACGGCGGAATATCACGCGGGCCAGGATCCCGAGCGGTTCACGCGCGGGATGAAACGGGTATATGAGGCGGCGGCCCGGGGCGAGAGCGCGCAGAGCATCGGCAGCCTGTACGGAAACGAATTGTCGCAGGAGCAGCGGAGGGCGGCCATCGGCGCGGGGCAGGCGCAGCGGCTCAAAACCATGCAGGCGGACAAGGCCGCGACGGAGCGCAGCGCGGCGGCAGCGGGCTTTGAGGCGCTGAACGAGCAGAACGCACGGCAGACGGGCGTGGTATACGCCAACGTGAAAAACGAGGCCAGCGAGGACGCGAAAACGCAGCTCCGCCTGATCGACAAATTTGCCAGGGAGCACGGGCTGCAGGTGCGGGTATATGATACGCTGGGGGACGAAAACGGGCGGTACACCGCCGGCAGCAACGTGATCAGCGTGGCGCTGGACGCGGACGAGGGCGCGCTGACCCGCACGGTATCGCACGAAGGGTATCACTATATCAGCCAATACGGGAGCGAGCAGGCAGAGAAGCTTAAATCCTACGTGCTGGATACGCTGGGGCAGGCGGCGGGCTATGATCTGGAGGACCGCATACGGGATACCCAGGAGCGGTATCACGACGCCATGGGCCAGAGCATCACCCGGGATCAGGCCATCGAGGAAATCGTGGCCGACAGCATGCTGGACGTGATCGGCACCGAGGAGAACATGAAGGCGCTGGCCAAGGAGGACAAGAGCCTTTTCCAGCGCATCGGCGAATGGATCAAGGATACGGCGGCGAAGCTGCGGGGCATGATCGAGCGGCTGGCCGGCAAAAGCCCGGAGGTGGCGGCGCTCAAAGACAACATGGACTATATCGAGCGGGTGCGGACTATGTATCAGGAGGCCATGGCCAGCATCCGCCAAAACAGCGCGGCGGCCAACGATCAGCTATTCGAAGGCGCGCGGGCAGACGCGGACGTGCAGCAGTACCTTAACGATATGCAGGATGCGACAGGCGAGGAGGACACGCAGGCGAACCGGGAGGCGCTGGCCGCGGGGCTGTTCCTTCGCGCAGAGCAGAAATGGATCGAGGCGCATCCGGAGGAATACGAGGCAGGGCTGGAGAGGTTCAAGGCTTCGCTCCAGGCTTATGCTCGGGGCGGGATCAGCCTTTTCAAGGCGCTGGAGGATCAGGGGCTGGATAAGAGCCCCACGGAAATGAACAGCGCGCTGGCATATGCGGGGCGGCAGCTTGCGAACGCAGGAAATAATGCTGAGATCGCAGGAACGAGGGAAGAAATCGCGGCTTCGCCCAACGAGGAGGCCCAGCGCAGCCTGCGCAACGATCTGGAGGAGCGCAGGGAAAAAGCGGCCCTTGAGAGCGTGCGGGACGATGCGGAGCTGTATGCGCAGATTCACGGGGACGAGGACGCCCGGGCCGCGCTGATGCTGCTGAACCAGCTCCACCGGGTGGCCACCACGGGGGACGCGCCGCTGATCACCAAGGGCAGCTTTGAAAAACGCCTCTCCGGGATCGCGACGCGGATCGAGGAGGAAACCGGCACACAGTACGGACACAGGAAATTGATGGGCAATCTGCGGACAATCTACCAGGCCATGGAAGCGGGCGACTACAACACGGGCGAAGTGCTGCAATATACCCGGGATTTGATGCGCCAGGTGCTGGACGCTGCTCCGGGCGTGCTGGTGGAGCAGGACGAGAGCACGAAGGAGGCGCTGCGCATACTGAAAGAGCGGGCCTTTTACCTTTCCGACGACCAGAAAAGCGAAATCAGATACACGTTCGGCGCGCTGGGCGATTACATGCGGAAGAATTTCGGGAAACTGAAAATCCGGAACAAAGGAGCGGCGACGGCCAGCCTGTACGACGTATGGGTGGAG